GCGACCGGGTAAGGGGGTTCATCGATGAGGCACCTTGGTTGGGGCCTTCCCCATAGGACGCAGCCGCCGCGTGGTTCAACCCATGGAACCCTCCGCCGCAGACGCGCTTTCAGGCTTAGCTTGAAGGGAGACAGCGATGTTTCGCAACTACGCCTATGCGTGGATCACCGCGGGCTTTTTCCTGGTGTCCATCGTCCTGCACTGGTGGCTGGGCTGGCAAGCCTACGTCGACGAGCAACAGGCCCACGGCCAATCGCCGGAGGCCGCCGCCTACATGATCGAAGCCGGCCGGGACACCTTCGAGAACTGGCAGTCCGAGTTCCTGCAGCTGCTCTGGCAGGTGGTCGGCCTGGCCTACTTCCTCTACGTCGGCTCGCCGGCCTCCAAGGAAAACGACGACCGTACGGAGGCCAAGCTCGACGCCTTGATCAAGCTGCAGGCCGGAGCGAAGGGCGACTCGATCATTGACGACATCGACCGCCGCTTCCTGCGCCACGGCGGCCACGCCGCGCCGCATGGCCACGGCGACGACCGCGAACACGACACCATTGGCGACATGGAGGAAAAGGCCGGCGGAAAGCCCAAGCGGTCTTCGCGAGGCCGCCGCAAACCCGCTCGATAGAAACAAGCGCGGCCGCCGAGCGTTGAGCCGATTCAGGAATTCCGGAGTGACCTCATGACCGACGTTCACGCGACATCCTACGGCCCCCATCCCGATCACGCCCTGATCTCCTGGCGCGCCGTCCTAGCCGGCGCCGTCGTGGCCATCGCCGTGGGCGCCATGCTGAACCTGCTCGGCGTGGCGCTGGGCGCGGCAAGCCTCAACCCCTTCGACCTCAGCCGCGCCGACGCCGGCGAGTTCAGCGCGCTGGCCGGCATCTGGGTGGCTCTCGCCAATCTCATCGGCCTGTTCATCGGCGGCTTCGTCGCCAGCCGTGCCGCCCGGTTCGCCGACCACCATCGCGGCCTGCTGGTCGGCCTCGCCGTCTGGGCGCTCGCCTTCCTCTTCGCCATCCTGATCGCCGGCGCGACCACCGCCGGCGGTCTCACCTCGGTAATGAACGGCGTGGCGGAACGGGCGGAATTCTCGGAACTCGCGCCTCCGCCGGCCCTGATCGAGGGCGAAACCCCGACCAGCGAGCGCGCGGCCGCCGTGCCGCCTCCCGTCCAACCCCTGGCCGAAGAGACCGCCGACGCCACCGGCGCCTTGGCGCTGTGGGCGTTCCTGACCATGCTGCTGGGAGCGGTCGGCGCCGTTTTCGGGGCCCGCTACGGCGCGACGCGGCACGGCTGGGAATTGAAGGCGGACCTGGCCGGCGACACCGGTCCCCACGTCGGCGGCCGCTCACGCACCACCTCGACGGTGTAAGGACCGGGTTCGGCGCCCCGTGAATTCTGCGTGATCGCTTGCTTTTGAGGCGACGCGCGGGCTTCGCGGGGCGTATGGTGCCGCTGTTCGGAGACGACGGCCCCTTGGGGGACCGCGAACTCCCGCTGCCGGGAGATTGCAATGTCCTACCTATGTTTCCTGCAGTCGGCGGACGGCACGACGCCCCACTTCGAAGCCCTCGACGCCGAAACGCCCGACGAGGCCCGTATCCTCGCTGCGAACATCCTCGGCCGCCATTCCAGCGCGGTGCGCGCCGAGGTCCGTTCGGAGGACGACAACCTGATCTGGGAGTTGCAGCGCGACGCGGTCTAGCAGGCCGCCCTTCTCAGTTTCACGGCCTCCTCGGTGGTGAGACGGCAGTCGGCCGCCGGCTACCGGCCGGCGGATTCAGCACGGGCCCCGACCGGACAGCAAAAGGCCCCCGGCTATTCACCGGGGGCCTCTGTCGTCTGAAAATCGGCGCTATCGGGCGCCCATCTGGTCGAAAGTCGTGGTCGTCGGCGGCGGAAGGCCCTGAGTCTTGAACCGCTGCGTCAGCTCCAATTTGCGAGCCATCAGCTCCTCGCCGAGCTGATCGACGTCGACGCCGGCCTTGCGGGCCTGGGAGAACATTCCCTCCACCCGCTTCTCCTCCTCCTCGACGTGGTGCTCGATCATCTCCTGCAGCACCTTGACCTTGGCGTCGTAGAACTCCTCGTCCGGCCCGCCGGCTTCGATCTCTGCCATCAGGACCTTGGCGCCGTCGTGCTCGACGTAGGCCTCCTTCAGGAGTTCCTCGTCCACCGCGCCCTCGCAGGCCGGATAGAAGATTTCTTCCTCGATCATCGCGTGCACGGTGAGCTCCAGGCAGATCTGTTCGGCGATCTCCTGCTTGCGGCGCTCGCCGCTTGCCGTCTCGTAATCGGCGAACAGCTTCTCCACCGTGCGATGGTCCTGCTTGAGCAGCGCGATGGCGTCCTTGGGGGGTTCGTCTTTGGCCATTATGAGGTCCTCCTGTGCTGAGGAGAACAGGCCCCGCCCGGTCTGGTTCCTGCGCCGCTTCAACAACTTCGGATCGTTAACGCCGGAACGCTTCGTCGACTTCGCCGTTGCGGCTCCAGTTGTGGAGCACGCCATGTCTGACGTCGAAAATGTAACCGTTTCAGAAAACGCCACGGTCGCGCGCGATCCGGTCAGCGGCCGCACGTCGGAAACCGTCCAAGCCGAGCGCGTCGTGGATCGCCGCAGCGACAACAACTGGGCCTTATGGATCGCGGCGCTCGCGGTCCTGGCCGCCGGTCTGGTCATCGTGCTCTTGCTGATGACCCGCAACGACGACCGCACGACCCAGGACGAGCTCATCGCGGCCCAAGCTCAGGCCGAAGCCGCGCGGCTGCAGGCCGAGCAGGCGATAGCCGACGCCAACACCGCCCGCCTCGACGCCACCGCCGGCGCGCTTACGCTCGGCAGCCAAGCCAACAATAGCGCCGCGGCTGCGAGCGCGGCCGCTGCCGAGGCCGCCGCCGCACGCGCCCAGGCCGCTGCCGACGCGGCACGGTCGACCCCGCCGGTTGTCGTCCACCGTCCGGCCGAGCCCGCGCCTATCGTCGAGGACTCGGAAGCGGAGCTTCCGCCGCAATAGGCGGGTCGAGGCAGGTGTTCCGGGCCAGGGCGGCGCGCGCCCATCCCTCGCGTCCCCATGCGCGCGCCTCCGCCTCGCCGGCCAGGAAGGCGGCCACGGCCGCCTTTTCAGCCGGCGTCGCCGGCTGAACCAGACCGCCCAGCACGGGCGGCTCCGGCTCCAGGCTGGCGGCCAGACGGGGATCGCAGGCTGGCGCAGCCGGCGCCTGGACGGGTTCAGCCGCGCGGAATGAGCGCGTCGCGCAGGCGCCCAGCAGGCACGAGCCCGCGAGCAGGACAACCTCTCGGATCACGGGAAACCTCCTCGGTCACGACATCCTTGATGGCGGCCGCAGATCTGCGGGCGCCGGCGACCCTTCCGGCGCAGGCCTTTGTCGCCGCGTCGACCGCGACCCGCGCCGCCGCCGCTTCTCGCGCGCGGAGTTTTTCGGCGTCCTGGAACGAGGCGCGCCAGCCTCCGGCGGCGCGTCGCCAGTTCGCCGCCGCCGCACGCCACTGGTCGCGGTCCTTGGTCAGCCGATCGGCGCGGGCGGCCTCGGCTGTTCGTCCGATCGCAGCGATCGCCAGCAGGCAGGCCAGCACCACCGCGGCGGCGACCGCGACAGGCCCGGCCAGCCGCGCCGTGACCATGCGCCAGACGATCGCACCGATCATGGATAGGCCTCCCTCGAGAGCTCGAAATGCGGGCCGTCGCGGAAGCGCTTCCAGTCGCCGCCCCAGGTGATCGGGATGTCCAGCTCCGCGGCTGCGGCTTTCATGGCCTCCGCCAGCCGAGCGTAGAGCGGCCAGTCCCAGCGCACCTTGCCGGCGACCCGAACCGCGAGGTCCACGGCGTGGCCAGTCAGGTGACGCGAGTTCAGGGTCCGTGAGGCCCCGGCGGCGACCAGCCGCTTCTGGCGCTCGGTCGAGCGCCGGCCTTCTGTAACGGTGAAGTCGACATCCCCGGTTTCCGCGGCCCTTCTGACGACCCGCTCCAGGTCTGGATGCACACCGTTGAGATTCCGCTCGCCGCGGGCGTCGAGGGGCATTGCTTGTCTCCTATGTTGGGGATGGCCGCGAGGGGGAACAGACCGCGCTCACGACCGTTTGATGGGCGCCGCCGCATCCCTTGTCCGGCGGCACGAGTGCGAGACTTCCCCGACTTCGGCCCGCGCCCCGTGCGCGGGCCGTTCTGTCTGGTGGAACACAGTCATCGGGCGCCCGGTTGAACGGGCGCGCCGATGCGAACACGGCGCTACGGCCTAGGCCCGCGTCGACCTCTCTCCCTCCCCTCCGGCGCGGGCCTTTCCTTGGGAGAAGCTTCCCTCGAGGTGATCTCCAACTCCCCCGCCGCCGTCCTGGCCCGGATGCTGGGCGTCGGTCGGCGCTGGTAGAACAACGTGCCCAAGCCGATCAGGCACAGGGCCCCGATCAGCCCGGCCCCCAAGAGGCCCAGGCGCTGGGCTTCGACCCGCGCGGACCAGGCGCCGAAAGCGATGATCGTGGTCAGCCAGGCCGCGTAAAGGCTCAAGACCGGGGTGTAGAGGAGCGCGGCCCAGTCGCGGGCGACGTCTGCCGCTGTCCTCAACTGGGCAAACGTCGGCGGGCGCATCAACGGTTGCCTCGGCGTGGCGGCGTCACCCCCGGCGCAGGCTCATGCGCGGACAAGGCGTCGACGCGCATCCACCGGATGGCCGAGTTGAGATCGCGGAATTGCTCCAGCAGGCCGTCCAGCCGCGTTTCGATCTTGGCGATCTGGACGCGGATTTCGCCAACGGAGCCCGCCTCCCCCTCAAGCGTTTCCACCCGCTGGCCGAGCGCCTTCACGGTGCTCTTCAGCGCGCCCCAGGCGACTAGGTAGCCGGCCATGTTCAAGAGGAGGGTGACCAGGAGTCCGGCGATGGCGGTCCAAAGCGTTTCGGACATCGGCTCAGGCTCCCAGGTCGTGGGCATCGGGCTCGCCCTGCCCGGCCCGGCCGTAAATCTGTAGCCAGAGATGCGGGTTGGCCTGGAGGAGGGCCCGCTGCATCGCGTCCATGCCGACTTGCGCGGCCCAGGCGTCGAGGCCAGCCTGGCGCCGCCGCTCTTCGAAGCGTTCGTCGGCGGCCGCCAGGTTGCCCCGGCCGCCGCTCATGTCGTGAAGCGCCGCCCCTAGGCGGTACATCTGGTCCCGCCAGGGGAACGCCTGGCGCTTGCCGAGCTGGGCGGGACCGTCGAAGACCTTGGCCTGGTTCATGCCGCCCGGGTGCGATCGGCCGCCCTGCAGCCCGACCTTCAACAGGCCGCCCGCGTTGGACGGCCCGTGGCCGAGCGTAGACGCGTGACCGAGCGATCCAGCATGGTGCTGGAACGGGGCGCGTTTGGGGGCGCCAGCGAGCAGGCGGGAAAAGAAATCTTGGATCATCGGAACACTCATCGGAATGCAGGCATGGACGGGTGGCCGAAGGCCTGGCTCCAGACCTGTTGCTGACTGAATGGATCAAGGCCGCCGAAGCCCAGGCCGTGAAAGGCCTGCGTCGGCCAGGCCGTCATCGGCGGCGCGACCTGCGGGGCCCAGCCCATCGCCGCGGCCGGCCCATGCGGCTGTCTCCAGGGAGCGTAGGCGGTCTGGGCGTGGGCCCCCTGCCGCGCCAGCAGATGGTCGGCGTAGCCGGGACCGAAACGGACGCCGCGCGGCGGCGGCTTGGGTGCGAACAGGGGGATCATTGCGGATTCTCCAGTTGGCCGTAGTCGACCATCAGCCAACCGTCGGCTTCGCTGACGGCGTGCGGATCGGTGTCGAGGATGTCCTGGGCGACGACCCCGAGGCGCTCGACCCCCGGCTCGTCCCAGACGTATCGGAACGTCCACCAGTTGCGCCGGCCGTCGTGACCGGCCCACTCGATGTCGGTCTTCAGGCGGCCGTCGGAAGGCATGGGCGGTAGGCCCGCCGCGAACTGCAGACCGGCGGCGATCGCGGCCATCGGATTGAAGCTGCTGCTCGACTCCGTCCCGGTCGTATGCCTGGTCCAGGGCGTGGCGGCCATCACGCCCTGCATCAGGGCCGCCTGCTGGAAGGGATACTGCTGCTGGCGGAGGAACTCCTGGTAGGCGGCGTCGAGCGCGTGCTGGGCGTAGGCCTGGTTCTGCGTCCCGAACTGATTGAGCAGATTGGCCTCGTTCATCCCCATCTGCTGCTGCTGCAGTCCGAAGTCGCCGAGCATGTTGGCGGCCAACAGGCCCAGCTGGGCGTTCTGCAGTCCGGCCGACTGGTTCGCCATCGCCGCCTGCAGCTGCCGGCCGAGGTCGGCCTGGGCCGCGGCCTGGGCGTTCTGGAAACCGGTGGAATAGATGTTGTTGAGGCCTTCGGACGCCTGTCGCGCGAAGGCCTCGTTGGTGAGGCTGTCGGCGACGCCGTGACGCGAGCCGCCGAAGGCGCCCTGCTTGGTCAGGTCGCCGGACTGGTTGTTCAGCGCCATCGCCCGGCTGCGGTCCAGGCCCGAGAGGTAGTCGCCTGCGACCGCGTCAAGGTACGGGTTCATGTAGGACGACATGTCCATGCCCGCGGTCGATCCCCCGTGAACGTTCATCGGCGAGTGGCCGGCCGCGTTCTGGGCGGCGGCGATCGCCGCGTTCAGGGTGTCACGACCCAGGCCGAGGTTGCCTTGGGCAAGAGCCTGGGCCTGCTGCTGCAGCGGGTCCGGCCTGTAGCTCAGATCGCCCCCGTAGGGCGTCACGGGCCGGTTAGCGATGCCAAGGATGCCTTGGGACAGATTGTCGTACTGCTGCTGGGCCCAGGGGCTCAGGCTTTCCTTCTGCTTGGTCTTCGTCTTGCTTTTGCTGCTCATCCTCAGATCCTTGGCCAGGGCCAGGTAGACCGGCCGATAGTGCTTCAGCGCCCGGGCCCAGCCCGGCCGCCCGTGAATGGTGATGCGGTCGCAGCCGAGCGAGCGGGCGAAGACGGCCGCCGCCCGTTCCATTTCGACCAGTTCCGCCAGGTCCCCGCCCGCCAGCCAGACGTGGTAATCGCGCCGCCGCGGATGCTCGACGAACTCGCCCACCGCCGCCGACCGCCGGCCGGGCCAGAAGTGGAACTCGCCAGTGCGCACGCCTTCGAACACGTCTTCGAGCGTATGCGACCCGTCGAGGGCGGCCTGGATCCAGGGCGCGCAGCGTCGCCACTCGGCGCCAACGGCGCCGGCGGTTGGATTGTCCATCGAGTTCCACTTTCCTAGGACGGCGCCCTCAGATTCCGACCGTCGTCAGCGCGCCGTCGTCGCCGACCGTCAGGCGCCAGCGGGCGCCGTTGGGGCTGACGAGGATCAGGCCTGCGGCGGGTGCTCCCAGATCGAGGTCGCGGCCGCGCTTGAGGGTGTCGCGATCCGCCGCTTCGAGCAGGCCGCGAAGCGTCTGCTCATGCAGCGGATCGTAGGCCGCCGGCGCGCGCGGCAGGGTCAGGGGCATGGCGGTTTCCGTCAGGCTATGGACTTTCGCCCGGACGCGCCGTCACACTCCGGTCGACCTTCGACGGGGGGAGCCATGAAGGGCGGGGCTTTGGTGGCGCTCGTGGGCGTCGGAGTGCTGGGTGTGGCCGCCTGCGGGGGCGGCGGCCCGAAGGACGGCGGCTCGCAGACCGCAGTGTACGACTACGTTCTGACGCCGCTCGCTTACGGGCCCAAGTGCGGCTTCGTCGACGCCAGGGGCAAGCTGGTCGTCAATCCCCAGTTCGACGCCGCCGGCCGCTTCCTGCAGCGGTCGGGGCTGGCGCCGGTCAAGGTCGCGGCCAAATGGGGCCTGGCCGACCGCAAGGGCGAACTCGTCGTCACGCCCCAGTTCGATCGCCTCATCCCCTCGGGCGACGGCGAGGCCTTCTGGGTCCTGGTCGCCAACCGCTGGGGACTGATCGACCGCAAGGGCCAGTTCCGCATCAACCCGACTTACGACAGCGTCGCCGGCGACTTCGACGCCCGCGGCCGCGCCGTGGTCACCCTCAACGGTAGGCAGGGCCTGATCGACCGGAAGGGCGAGCTGGTCATCCCGGCGGCGTTCGAAGCCATCGCCGTGCGCGCCCTGCCGCGCGGCCGCCAGTCGATCTTTTCCGGCGGCCTCGCCGCAGCCCGCCAGAACGGCAAGTGGGGCTACATCGACGAGAAGGGCGCCTGGGTCATCAATCCCCAGTTCACCGAGGTCGGCTGGTTCGACGCCAACGGCCTCGCGCCCGCCGCCGTGCCCTCGCTGGCCGCCGCACCGGCGACGCCCGGCGCGGCCGCCCCGCCCCCGGGACCGAACCGCTGGGGCTTCATCGACCGCAAGGGCGCCTGGGCGGTCCAGCCCCAATTCGCCGCCGCCGGCCAGTTCGAGGGCGCCAGGCTGGCGGCCGCGAAGGTCGGCGACGTCTGGGGCTACGTCGACGCCAAGGGGCAGTTCGTCATCAACCCGCAGTTCGCCCAGGCCTGGCCGTTCCGCAAGGGGCCGGGCGGCTTGCTCGCCCGCGTCGCTGTCCAGTCCGGCCCGTCGCAGCGCCTCGCCATGGTCGACCCCAAGGGCCAGTTCCGCATCCCACCCCAGTTCGACGGCCTGGGCGACTTCGACGACAACGGCCGCGCTCTTGCCGCCATGGGCAACCAGTGGGGTCTGATCGACGAGCGCGGCCGCTTCGCGGTCAACCCGATGTACGCGGGCCTGGCCGCCGTCGCCGGCTCCGGTGACTACGCCTTCAACCGCCCCGTCCCGCTGGCCGCCGTCGCCGGCGCCATGGAGATCGGCCGCACCGACAAGGGCGGCAAGGTGCTAGGAGCGGTGACGGGCGTGCCGTGCCCGGCGCAGTAGGGCGAACGCGACGGTCTTGGCGGCTCACTCCTTGAGATAGTATCCGTCCAGATCCGAGTGTAGACCGCAGATATTCTGTGAGTAGCGCTCGACCACGTTGGCCCCGCGCTCGTCGAACACAACTACCACCAGGCCCTCACGCGCCAAGGCGTCCGCTTCGCTGACCGAGTGATGATCAGATCGGAAAGCCTTCAGGTGTCCAACGAGTCTGCGCTCATCGAGATATCCGTAGACGGCGAGGGTGCAGGTGCTCGGAGTCGAGTCTCCTCGCCACGGCGCTTCACCTTCCAAGTAGACTTCCCAGCCGTTTTCCTGCGACCTGATCCGCATCAGGCCTTTTGGGTCGGAGCGGCGATAGACGCCCGTGGGGTTGAAAGGCAGGCCGCTGAGTTCCGCGGGCAACAGTCCCTTGACGGGATCGTTCACATGCGGCGGCGCAGGGAGCGGCCCAGATCTCTGGCTCGATGCGGGACCAGCGGGCGCCGCGGGCGGATGCTCCAGCGCTCGGGCGCTGCGCTCCTCCGCTGCGTCCCGGCCGGCTTCCCTGGTTGCGGCTGGCTGACCACAGCTGACTACCGTGACCGCCAACGCAGCGAAGACCAGCCGATGACGTACGACCCTGCGAAGCATGTCGATGGTCTCCACCTCTACCCCGGAAGCCTAACTCATGTTCGCCGTTTGTTCCATAGAACGACTCGCCTGATTTGTCAGTATCGCGGAGGTGCGACTTTGGGATCACGTCCCAAGGGCAGTAGCCGAAGGGCTTCTGCTTCTTCGCGGGCGTACCTGGCGGCCGTTCGAGGGAAACGGCGGGCCCGTTCAGCGTAGACTTCCCGCACGAGGGCTTCCTCAAAGCGAGGGTCGGCCCGTAGGGCACTCGCCTCGCCGCCGCCGCGATGTTGTCCGTGTCCGGCCCGTGCTGCACGGCGGTCGACCAGACGACGTCGCGCATGGCTTGGGAGCTTCCCGGCAGGTCGGGCCCCCCGAGGTCCCGCATTCGCGTCAGCTGCGCATCGAAATGTGCGGCGGATGTAGTCTCGCTGCGCGCGTTCGAAACCGTGGGGATCAACCGCAGCGGCCTGCCTCCAAGCCGCATCGAATGCGGGAGTCCCCGGCTCCATGCCGTGGAACCGCGGCGCCCAGGCCGCTCCCTCGCGCTGCAAGAACTCCTGCGGCCGCCGTCTTCGGGTGGCGAGTTGCCAGCTCCCATACGACACGCCTCCAGGGTCCCTTTGGCCACGCCCCAGCCAGCCGGTCGAAACCGTACCGGGCCCGCCATGGGGGCCCACTCGAAGGACTACGCCTTCAACCGCCCCGTCCCCATGGCCGCCGTCGCCGGAGCCGCCGAAATCGGCCGCATCGACAGGAGCGGTAAGGTTCTGGGTGGGGTCACGGGCGTCCCTTGTCCGGATCAGTAGGTGCGACGGTCGCTCGCTCACTCTCTGCGGTAGTATCCGTCCAGGTTTGAATGGAGGCCGCAGATGTTCTGACCGTAGCGGTCAACGACGTTGGCTCCGCGCTCATCGAAAACGACGACTGTGAGGCCGTCGGTTTCGCCTAGAGCTTCATAACTTACCTCGTGATGATCGGATCGGAATTCCGTGAGATATCCAACCAGTCGTCTATCATCGAGGTAGCCGTAGACGAGAACTGTGCAGGTCGAAGGCGTGGCGTCTCCTCGATATTCCGCCTCACCTTCCAGATAGACCTGCCATCCGGTCGACTTCGATCTGATCCGCATCATCCCCTTGGGACGAGCGCGGCGATAGATTCCTGAAGGATCGAACGGCAGCCGGCGGCGTTCGGCGGGCGACAATCCTTTCACCGGGTCGTTGACGTGGGGTGGTTCGGGAGGAGGCCGGAAGTTCGGGTCAGCAGCCGGAAGCGGGGGAACCTTGGACGGCGTGACTGCAGGGGCCAGCCCCTCGCGACCCTCCACGACCGTCGGCCTGGGTCTCGTCTTCGGCGGGGCAGGTTCACCGCAGGCGGCGACCACGGCGGCCAAGGCGACACTGATGCTAATCATACGCATGGAAGCTTCCGCGCCTAGGGGATGTGCGATTTGTTCATACTTTGTTCCCACGCGTCAATAGGGATGCCTCTTGAAATCATCCGGCTTGCGGTCGGTGCTCGGCGTCAAGGCTCGCAACGCCGCCAGGCGCTCACGATCGAACCTTGGCGCAGTGGTCGGAAACTGGCGAGCCCGTTCCTCGTAGATCTTGTTGATCAGCGCCGCTCTGTAGCCAGGCGTCCGGGGGTCCATTCCCAACGCCTGATAGGCGTCACTGATCACATCGGTATTCCGGCCATGCTGGACAGCCGTCGACCAGACGACGTCCCGCATCGCGGGCCCCATGGCGGCGAAGTCCTGACCAGTCTTCCCTCGTAGACGGCGAAGCTGCACCTCGTAGTCGGTCCGTCGGATGAACGCGCGTTGTGCGCGCTCGAAAGCCTCCGGCGTCTCTGTCGCCACGAGGCGCCACACCGCGCTGAATTCCGGGCTTCCGGGCGTCAGGCCGTTGAACCGGTTCGCCCAAGGGCGACCTTCGTTGAGGAGGAACTCCGCGGGTCGCCCCCAGTTGGTGGCCAGTTGCCAACTTCCGTAGGAAACGCCGCCCCGGTCCGGTCCGGCGTTCGTTCGACCGCTGGACACGGCCCAGGGACCTTCGGCTGCTTCCTCCGACCGGGACAGGCGCCCGAGCAGTTCGGCCTTGTCCTGCCAGTTCAGAGCGGGCGGCTTTTGCGGTCTCGGTCGGGGGCCACCGGGGTGACCGGGCTGCGGGCGTGGCGAAGGTCCCATGAGGGTGGGCGGCATCGGGGGCAGAGGAGTGGCGTTCACCGCGTTTTCGTCGAGATACAGCAGTCCCCTGCGACGCTTGTTCAGTTGCGAAGGTGCAAACCGGTTCTTGGGCATGTCCCGTCTCCTTGCTGGCGGAAGGTTGGTTCGTCGGTCGCTACCGCCGCCCCGCCGGCCGCAGGTCCAGGCGCATGACGCCTACCCGGCTGTCGGCGGCGGCGGTGAAGGCCACGCGCGTTTCCACCTGCCTCGCGGTGAAGCGCGCGTCGGTGGGGGCGTCGGCGATGGCGTAGGGGCCGTGCTCGGTCTCCGCCGCGTTCGGAAACGCCCGCGCGTAGAAGGTGACCGCCGCCTCACCCTGGGTGCGTTCGTCGCCGATCAGGCCGCCCACGGCCATCACCTGCTCCCCCGCGCCCAGCTCGAGCGGCGCCGAGCGGGCGTAGGGCTCGGCCCCGTCCCAGTCCCAGCCGACCTCGTGCTCCCACACGCGGCCGTCGGGCGAGACCAGCAGCGGATGCAGGAAGGCTCCGGCCGAGGTTCCGCAGGTGCGCGCCAGTTCGCCCACCGACCACTTGCCGGTGCGGTAGCTCCAGGCGACGTAGCGGTCGTTCTCGACCGAGCCCGAGGACGGATAGTGCCACCAGATCTCGCCGTGCTCGGTGTTGTGCCAGGCGGTGATCTTCGAGGCCTGCAGCGCGTTCAGGTCCTGGAACACGTAATCGCCGACCTCGCACGGCAGGTCCTCGACCGCCCCGCCGTTGAAGACGAAGAAGGCGCCCTTGCCCATCCACACAGCGCGCGCGTCGAGCGACACGGCCGCGCCCTTCGACGCCACGCCGCAATCGGTCCCCACGCGCTGGAAGCCGTAGACGGCCACCCCGCCCAGGTACTGCGCCGCCCACACGTCGACGTCCGAGAACACCAGGGTCTGGCCGCGCACCCGGCGGCCGCACACGAGCACGCCGGTGGTCTGCAGGTCCAGGTCGCCGGCCTGGTTGGTGGCCGCCGGGGTCCAGGTCGTGCTGTCGGCCTGGTCGCACCAGGCCACGTTGCGGTCCCTGAGCGCGAAGATGAAGTTCTCCGCGGTCACCACCAGGCCGCGGCAGTTCTCCGGCGCGCCGGCGATCGCCGCCGCCGGATCGCCGACGTCCAGGCTCCATTCGTAGAGCTTGCCGTCGCCCTCGCAGCAGCCGAGCAGATGCTGGCCCCAGGTGTCCAGGGTCCACACCGCGGCCGGGATGATGCTGCCGGCGTCGGGCCGCGGGGTGCCGTAGGCGCCCGCGCCGTAGAGGGCCGCGCCGTAGCCCGCGCCGGTGTCGGCGTCGTCGGGGCCCGGACTGAAGCCGGCCGGCGTGATGTCGGCCAGGGCGCCCGAGGCGGTCATGGCCCACAGGCCCTGGCTCGAGCCGATGGCGATCCAGCGACCGGCGTCGTTGTCGCGCCAGGTCAGGATGGCGCGCGCCTTGCCCGCCACCGGGTCCTCGTCCGGCGCCTTCAGGCGCCAGCCGCCGACCGGCTGCAGGTCGGGGCCGTTGGGCCAGCGCACCAGGTTTGACAGCCGCCAGCGGCCTTTCGCCTGCCTGGCGGTGCCGTTCGCGAACACCCCCGGCGGGATGTCCAGATCGACGTAGGGCATCCTACTCGATGACCAGGACGCAGAAGCTCGTCGGGTCCTCGTAGTTGCCGCCCGCGTCCTTGAACTCGACGGCGAAGCTCGACCCGGGCAGCGACGCCAGTTGCGGAATCACGGTCGCCGCGGCGTCCACGCCGGTCACCAGCACCGCGCCGATGGTGGTGGGGGCGCTATCGAGGTTGACGGTGTAGCGGCCGGTGTTGGTCTTCGAGCAGGAGGCGATCCCGCTGTCGGTCAGCACGGTCCCGGCCCCGCTGATGACGCCCGCGGCGTTGAAGGTGACGCCGATACCGAGCAGCGTTCGGACCTGGGCGGCGGTGAGGTCCGTCGGGTCCCCCGTCCCCGCTCCGGACGCCCGCCCCTTGATCGTGGCCTGCGCCATGTTCGCCAGCTTGGCGTTGGTCACGGCGTCGTTGTCGATGTTGGTCGTGGCCACGGAGGCGAGCGTCGCGAGCGCGCCGAGGCCGAGCGCGCTCCTGGCCCCGGAGGCGCTGTTGGCTCCGGTGCCGCCCTGCGCGATCGACAGGGGCGTGGTCAGGCCCGACAGGCTGGTGATGTCGCTGTTGGCCCCGGACTTGGCCGCCGAGAGGTTGGTGCGCGCGGTGGCGGCGTCGGACGCGCCCGTGCCGCCGTTGTTCACGGCCAGGTCCGTCCCCGACCAGTTGTCGTTGTTGACGGTGACCGCGCCGCCGGCGGCGGCCAGCGGGCCGACGGTGGCTCCGTTGACCTGGACGTAGAGCCCCGCCGAGGTGGTCCACAGCATGCCGTTGTCCGGAGCGGACGGGGCCGTGCCGTGGGGGATGCGCAGCGGGCCGAGGCCGGACGTGGCGGCCGGCAGCACCAGCGCCCCGGTCATCGTGCCCCCGGCCTTCGGCAGCATGCCGAACACATCTCCGTCGGCCGCCTCGAAGGCGTCGTTGAGGATGCCGCCCCAGTCGTCGGGCGAGCCGCCCTCCTCCGGCAGGATCCAGTTGAAGTTCGTCGTTTCTGGCATGGCGGTTCCTACGCGAGCACGCCCGCAACCTTCAGGTCCGCGATCAGCGTCCCGAGAACGTCGGCAAGCTCGTCGGTTGTGGTGGCGTTGGCGTCGAACGAGCGATCGGTCGTCACGTTCGACGTGGTGTAGGCGTTGGCGCCCCTGATGGCCCCGAAAGGAAACCAGGTACCGGGCGTGCCGGCGGCGGTGCAGACCCAGCCCAGTACGCCTCCGGCCGAGGGGGACCGGTTCCAGACTATCTCGCCCCGCGCGTGGTCACCGGATACCGGTGAACCCGTCCCGTTGGTCATGTGGCGGGCATCGTTGGCAGCTGAGCCTACGAAGAACCCCGCCGGAAAGAATTTTTGACCACCGTCGGGCGCAGCCGCACGCCCGAACGTTAAGGTATTAGTGTCGAGAGTCACGCCGCTTGCGTCGCGCGTGGATGTTCGAGCGTGGCGCTCGCGAATAGTTCCCGTACCAGTGTCATAGAACCAGGGGCAGTAACCGCTAGCATGATCACCAGCGGTGATGAGGCGGACTCCTTCTTCCGGCGCGGCCGTCCGGTTAAACGAAACATCCACATCACCACTGGCGAAGATCTGCGATCCGGTAATGCTCTCCCCAAGGTAGCGAGGTGCCGTGGAGGTCGTGGTGAAACCCGCGCCGTGCAGGCCGCCTAACACATTCGATTGCAGCATAATGTGTGACGGCGGTTGACTGCTTTCGGAGTAGCAGCCAACGAACACGTTACGTGCGCTAAGGCTGTCAGAATAATACGCGAAGCCTTCGTACCAGGTCATACCCGAGACCCAGGGGCGGAACGGCGACGTATCGTCTCCGGCTCCTATAAGCACCCAGGCGCTTCCAGTGCCGGGGGTCTGGGTCGAGGCAGTCGCGGCCATACCGGGGGCCACATAGTAGCGATTACCGCCATAGCTGCATTGGGACAACTCACCATTTCCGCTCGTATGGCACCCTACGTAGGTGTTGCCGAGCAACGAGGAGTCACAGACACCCATTGATTCACAACCTGAGACGTCCAGCCCAACGGCTCTCCCGGCATTGGCGTCGTCGCCGTCGACATACCAGCCGATATGGCAGTTGCGGACGCGAACCGTGTCTGCCGACCAGCAGTTGGCGTTGCCCTCGCCTGATCCTCCAGCGCCCACGGTAGCGACAATGTTCACGCCATTACCTGCGAAGCCCTCGATGCTTACTTGCTCAAGGGTGGCACGGGCCCTCAGCCAGATTCCGTGAGTATTCAAGTCCGTTCCGCCTCCGGTGATCCTGAGGTTCCGGAAGATCGTGGCGTCCCCGCCCGTGGTAGTTGGACTTTCCACCGTATCGTCGATCGTATTGAACCGGTGCACGATGAACGCGGTCGTATCGGAAGCGAACCTCAGCGTAGAAGCGTAATTGCCCGCTTCACCAACGGCGTCACCTTCTAGGATGACGGTCTTCTTGAGTTGGATGGTGTTCGCGAAATAATACTTCCCCGGCGGGAAATAAATGCGAGGGCCGGCAAGTTGGGTGGTAACACCGGTCGGGTTCTGGCTAACAATGTCAATCGCTTCCTCCAAGGCCGCGGTGCAGTCGAACGTTGACGTGCCCGCGAGGATGCCCTCCCACTCCTCAGCCTCGATAAAGTCGAGGATGTTGACGCGCTCCTGCACGTCGACAATCAGGTGACGGGGCATTTGCTACTCCTGTAGGCTGTGAAAATGTTTCAGAAGGTCGCCGGCATCCGGCGCTATGCATTTGTTCCGGTCGAGCAATGTGAGATGTGCGGGTCAGCCGCCCACCGCGTTCTCGGACTTCGACTCAACCGCTCCCAAGGCCTCAACCCGGCCGGTCGAACTGGGATCGCCGTCGGCGTGAAGCGCTGTCGAGACTGCGGCCTGACCTTCGCCGATCCACGCCCCATTCCGGGGGCCATCGAGGACCACTACGGCGTCCCGCCTGAGGGCTATTGGTCGCCGAAGCGGTTCGAACCCGACCCGTCGTATTTTCAGCGCGAGATCGCCGAGGCGAAGCGCTTACTGCCGTTCCAAGAAGGGATGTCAGCCCTCGACATTGGAGCCGGCTTCGGGAAGGCAATGACGGCACTTTCGGCGGCCGGATTCGATACTTGGGGCCTCGAACCGTCGGAGCCATTTCGTGACCGCGCCATAGAGAAGATGGGTATTCCAGCCGACCGGCTGGCCCTTTCGACCGTGGAGGCGTTCAATCCCGTAGTCGGGTTTGACTTCATCACCTTCGGCGCGGTGCTCGAGCACCTTCAGGAACCCGCAAGGGCACTCGAGCGCGCGATGGCGTGGTTGAAGCCTGGCGGGATCATTCAAGCCGAAGTCCCGTCTTCAGACTGGCTCGTGTCTAAGCTGGTCAACGGCTTCTTCCGACTTCGAGGGACGAATTACGTCACCAACCTCTCTCCGATGCACTCGCCCTTTCATCTCTACGAGTTTGGCCTGAAGTCATTTCAAGCTCACGCGGCGAAGGCGGGGTACGAGATCGCCCATCATCACTACATGGTCTGCTCGATCCCCCATGTTCCCAAGCCCCTGAAACCCCTCCTGCGAGAGGTCATGGCGCGCACGAACACAGGTATGCAGTTGGTCGTGTACCTCAAGCGATCTTAGCGGCGCAGTATTCGTTAAGTGAGGTGATCTGTCCGGCGCTCGGCTGAGTGTCGAGAATGAACACCTCATGGATGACACCTCCAAAGAACCCGCTTGGGGTGTTGGCGAGGTTGCTCCCCATGCGCACGCGCGTTGTAGAGGTTGCCAATGTCGGGGTTCCAACCGCCCCTGCCAAGCCGTCCACATGGCAGTTAATCCCCCCGTTTACGAAGATACCCCGCACATAATGTCGACCAGAAAAGTCGATGTTTAAGTTGCTGGGAAAACTATTCTGCGCGTGAATAAAGGCTCGGTTGGTCCCACTGGAGGTTGAGCGATTTAGCAGGCGAAACGGCCCTCCATCCGTTCCGTAGCCGAACGCACAACGGTTCGTTGCTGTGGCTGCTGACAGGTCCTGGCTGCACACGACCCAAACTTCGGATGAAGCCGATCCGGTGGGAAATGTGGGCGGAACAGACTCCAATCCTAAATGGTCGTCTCCCCCATCAAAGCTCACCCCCGGTCGCCCGTTGAAGCTGGCGGCGCTCCAGGTCGGGCGGGCGCCGGCGGAGGCCTGGGTCAGGTCGTAGCCGCCGATACGGTCGACCCATGAGGACACCGCGCCGCCGCCGGCGTCGGTCACGCCGCGGTCGGCGGTCCACCAGCCGACGAGGTTCGCGCCCATGATCGTCTGGGGGGTTGCGGGTCCGAGGGCCGCGACGCTGGTTTGGGGCTGCCGGAACATCTCAGGTGAAGGTCCCGATGGCGATGGCGGAGACGTTGGCGCCGGTGGTGACCTCCCAGCCGCCGCCGACCGAGTTGGCGCCGATGGGGATCCAGAAGGGCACCAGGTTGGAGACCGAGTTGGCCCCGCCGGCGAACACCGTGACGTTCGAGATCGCGCCGTCCTCGATCAGCACCGCGCCGGGCGACGTCGTGGCGGGGATCACCAGCAGGCCAGCCAGAAAATCGCCTGCGGCGCCGGTCGATCCCAGCATCTGGTCGGTCTGGGAGGCGGCCACGGTCTCGTAGGCGGCGTTGCTGTAGCCGTCCACGGCGACCGCGCCCCCGATCGACCCCGGCGGGGTGATCGGCGCGCCGGTGGCGGGATTTACGATGACGACTTCGCGCGCCGTGCGCGCGGGCTCGGCGGAGCCGATGGGGCGATCCATGTCCTGTTCCTCGATGGAGTGAAATTCCCCTTTCGGGGGCGCGACGAAGCGGCGCGCTTCAACATCTTCGTAGCCACCTCAACCTGTGCCATGATCCGGCGCATGGTATGGGTGTCTCTGATGGCGATCGGGGCCTGCTCGGGTGTCGTCGCCGCCCTCTTCATGCCGCCCGGCGTGCGCCGGCCCCGACCGCCCAGCTACCGACGGCGGCCTATCCTGCGCCTCGTGCAGTAGCCCCTCAGCCTTCGACGATTCCGAAACGACGCTCGAGGGCGAGCTCGGTCCGCAGGGGCGCCTCTCGGCTGATCGCCTCGCGCCGGTTGACGGCCCCGACGGCGGCCTCGTAGCGCGCCTGCCAGCGCACGGCCTGGTCCTCGTCCGCCGCCCAAAGGGCGGCCTCCACGAGGGCGGCCGCGAGGTAGGCGTCCGGATGGTTGGCCAGCAACCAGTTCTCCGGCTCCGCCTCCGAAAGCTCGAAAGCCGCCAGGTAACGCAGCACGAAGTCGGTCGCCGCCGCGCAGGGCCGCTCGAAGGCCACCGCGTCGGCGTCCAGCGTCCAGTATTCGGGCGTTCCCGCGGCGGTCGAAACCGCCAGGGTCGAGAGCACGCGCCTGAGGGGCGCGCGACCCTCCGCTCCCGAGCGCCAGAGCGCGATTGGCGCCAGGAAGCCTGCCGGCAGCGGCAGACGGACGTCGCCGGCCGCCGCCGCCAGGGCGGCTTCGGCCTCCATCACCCGCAGCCTGAGGTCCCGGTTCAGCCGCGCCTCGCCCAGGCGCACCAGGTCGGCCGCCGGCAGGTCGGTGCGATTGAAGCTCCAGGCGCCGACCGCAGCCTTCAGGTCTTCGTAGTTGGCAAGCGCCATGGGAACTCCTGGTCGATGGAGCGGTCAGCCGCCGCCCTTGCGGGGCGAACGGCGCCGCGTTCCGCAAATGTTGACCGCCGCTACGCTTGCGAAAACGGCGACTGTCGGGTTCAAGACAGCGACTGTCTGGTTCGAAACAGTCCCCTGGCTCCCAAGGGCTCCCCATGAGCGCGGACCGCTATCGAGAGAACGCCGCGCGGGCGCGTGAGGCCGCCCAGGGCGCGGTCGACGCCGCCACCCGCGACACCTTCCTCGAGATCGCGCGCACCTGGGACGAGCTCGCCGCCAGATCCGAAGAGTTTGACGCCCGACATCGGGGTCGTGAGGCTCGAAGGCGAGGCTGGTCGGAGGACGAACCCTAGCGGAGCCGTCCGTGGCGCCAAGGCCACGCTTCCGCCGGAAAGGCGCATCCGCCCAATCCCTTGCGGAACGATGCCCGCCCAACGTCGTTGGCACGGGGTCGCACCGGGATCGGCCCGTCGTCGTTCATCATGCCCTTTGAGCGCTCCTGGACGATCCCGGTGCGACGCCTGCGACCCGCCGATCTGCGGCCGCCTTTCCGGAAGAAAGCTCCTAGTTCGCCGCCAGGCGGCAGGCGAGCTGCGGACGCAGGGTCTTGAACCCGTAGAGCACGTCGATGCGGCACGGGAACTTGTCGTTGTTGATGTCGTACTGGCGCACAACCCGCATCGAGATGCCGTCGTAGACCTCGCGCGCGCCCCAATCGACGCCGCGCGGCATCAGCAGGTCCGCGGTTGCGAAGGTGAAGGCGTCCTCGTGGAACAGCAGCGACTGGCCGTAGTTCGTGCTCGCCGTTCCCGCGACGCTGACCGCGGCGTTGTCCGCGGGCGAGCCCGCGACGTTCTGGGTCGCGCCCGAGGTGACGATCGCCGGGCTGATGGGGATGGACCCTGAGCCGCCGGCGTAGTCGGCGGTGACCACGAACTGCTGCAGCACGCCGGTGGACACCTTGGTTTCCGGGTGCACCGAGAACACGCCGGCGATGGTGATCACCTCGCCCGCGGTGATGGCGCCCGTGCCGCCGTCCACGGTCAGCGAGGCGCCGGTCTGGCTGGCGCCGTTGACCAGGTAGGCGCCGTTGGCGGCGCCGCGGCTCTGGGCGGTCAGGTGGGTGTTCTCGAAGAAGTCGAAGCCGGCGGTCCGCCCCATGGCCCCCTCGCGGTACTGGCGCGAGATGCCGTCGGTGTCGTTGAACAGCCCCTTCAGCGCGTCGACCAGGTCGGCGTTGTCGGTGGTGTTGAGCAGCGCCGAACGGGCGCCCGGCGGGCACAGGCTGTCCTCGAGCTTCTTGCGGCCGGCCAGCAGCTTGGCGAAGGTCAGGGCCTGGCCCTGGTTGTCGACCTGCTGCCAGACGTCCTTGCGCATGGTCAGGGCGTCGGCCTCGATGGCCGCGGCCAGCACGCCGATGGCGGGCTCCAGCACCCGCTGCGAGAAGTCATCCAGGCCGAGCGACAGCTCCGCGGAGCTGAAGTTCATGTCGACGCCCTTCTGGGTCGCCACCTGGAGGGTGGTCGAGCTCTCGGTGGTGTCCTGAGCCGACATGGTGGCTCCGGTGCGCACCGTGTACTGGTTGGGCAGCCGCACCTTCAGGGTGTCGCCGATCTTGGCGCCCGAACGGGCGAAGCTGTCGTCGTACTGCCGGTTGATGTTGCCGATGAAGTTGCACTTCTGGTGCAGGATGCGGAGCGCTTCGCGCGTCACCGCCGTGGGGGAAAGGATGGAGTTCGCCATCTAGCCTCGTGCCTTCTTTCTGAGTTGGGATTGACGGGCCTGCATCCAGGCCTTCGTGGACTGTCGATCGGAGGGGGCGGCGCCGCCCCAGCCTCCGCCGCCGAGCTGGACGGGGGGGCGGAAGCGGCCGAAGGCGCGCGCGGCCATGGCCTGCTCGCCCAGCATCGCGAGGTGCAGCACCTTGACCTCGCGGGGATCTTCGACGCCGGCCAGCTCCTCGTCCGTGAAGCCCTTGGCGCGGCCGAAGCGGGCGAGTTCGGCCGCCATCTGCGGCGACCATCCCTCGATGTCGCGCGCCAGCTCGGCCTCGGCCGCGGCCAGGCGGGCGGTCCGGTCCGAGTCGCTCTCCGCGTCGCCCGGGAAGGCGCCCTCGGCGCGGACCGCGGCCAGCGCCTCGTAGGCCTCCCAGGCCTGGGCGGCCGCGGCGGGATCGCTCGCCGCCCACGTCTCCCAGTCGACCTGGGCGAAGCGGGCCAGCTCCGCGTCAAGCTGGGCTGTCTCGTGATCGTCCGGCGGCACGAACCGGACGGGCTCGTAATCCTCGAGCGCCTCGGGCGCCTCCCAGAGGCGCCCGTCCAGCTCGATCTCCGGCATCGGGTTGGCCGAGTCGACGGCGGATGGGCGCGCGGGCTCGCCCGCGCCGGGCGCAGGACCGGGCGCGGCGCCGACCCCGAAGGTCGCGTCGTGCATGCAGTTATCTCCAGTGATGAAGCGAATAGGCTCCGCTCAGGCGCGTCACGACGTTGTCGCGGGGAACGCGGGGGCCGGACTCTTTCAAGCCTGAGGACGTCCTCTCCGAAGCCTTCGGCGACGGAGGTGGGGCGAGGAGCCGGGCAGCTGAGGGGTAGCCAGACTCCTCGCCCCTCTCCTGCCCGAGGGCCGGAGAACGGCTAAGGTATGGAACCCGAGGGCCTCAAACCAGCCCTCGCCGGTTCGTCGACCAGGCCATAATCGCACCCTGATCCGGCCTGCCCCGTCAAGGGGCGAATTCGCGGACTGCGGCGCAAGTGAACGATCCGTAATGGCGGACGCCGGCTAGCCCTGCCGGCGACGGCGCCAGATCACATAGCCGCCCCTCACGACATCGGCGAGCGCAGCAAGGGCGAAGAACGTCGATGTTCAGCCCCATTCGTTGGCATAAGCGAGGACAACCGCCGCACCCAGCAGTCCCGCAAGCGCGAACTCACCAGTCACTCAGCCTCGATCAAGACAGTGAACAGAGCGGCCTTGACCAGCAGACCAACCTATTGCGGCGGCTGAGGTCGACGGCCGCGCCAGACCTGGTAGCTCGCTCTGCCAAACGCTCCCCGGGCCGCGAATAGGCATAATCCGCTCAACCGGCCGAACCCGGACTGGGCCATCATCCACGCGGCCAAGCCGAGCCAGGTTGCTCCAGAACGGCGATGCGGGCGGCCGAGGCCCGAGACAGACCGTCGAAATACCTGCGCTCCCGACAGGCCGGACACCGCGCGGAGTTGAGACGCGGGGGTAACGAAGTGCGTCCTGGAAAACGGGTCGGGTAGGGCATGGGATTTCCTCGGCCGCGGTCGCCAGGGCGGACGATGCGGTTCCAGCTCGGCTGCGATTGTGGGAGGGCGGCCGAACCGGCGCCCGCCGGTTCATCGACCAGGCATTAATGGCGCCCTGATCCGGCCTGGCGTGTCAAGCGAAATGTTGCTGTTTTGTTCGCGCGCCCGGGCTGTTCGCTTCGGAACCTACCCGCGGGCCCCCGGTTGACGGTCGTCCTTCAACCCATGGAGCCCGCCATGCACGCGCAGGAGATGATCGCCACTCATCCGGACGTCCGCGGCGCCGCCAACGACGCCCTCATACGCGCCATCGAGGAGTGCTACGACTGCGCCCAGGTCTGCTCGTCCTGCGCCGACGCCTGCGTCGCCGAAGGCAAGCCCGAACTGATCCAGTGCATCCGCCTCGACCTCGACTGCGCCGACATCTGCTACACCGCCGGCGTCGTCGCCACGCGGCGCGCCGGTTCCAACGAAGGTGTCATCGTCCAATTGCTCGAGACCTGCGCCGCCGCCTGCCGCGCCTGCGCCGCCGAGTGCGAGAAGCACGCCGCCCACATGGAGCACTGCCGCGTCTGCGCCGAGGCCTGCCGCCGCTGCGAGCGGGCCTGCATGGCCGCCTGCGCGTCCATCTCGCCCGAGCAGCTGCAGTAGCACGCCAGTTCGGCCAGGACCTTCCGCCCGTGCGACGCCGTCCGCCTGCGTCGCACGGCGCACGGGTTGCAGCCGCGAAAACAACCCTGCATGCGGATTTCTGAGCTGGGCGTGTGTCGGCAAGCCTTGCAACCTCGTCGCGGCTCGTAAATCATCGTGCGGTGACATCGCGCCCGCCCGTCTTCGACCGCTACCTCGACCGCCTGGTGGCGGCGCGGGCCAGCCTCATCCTGAAGAAGCCGGCGCTCGGCGACTGGCTGTGCCAGTTCCGCTTCCGCGAGGGCCTCAGGGTCGAGACCCTGGCCCGGGCCGGCGCCTTCATCGAGTACAACCGCGACTGGGTCCGCTCGGCCTCGCCCAAGGATCTCGCAGCCCGCCTCGAGACGATGGCTTCCCGCGCCCACGCGCGGCGGTAACGCCTTCCTACGCGCGCTGGATCGGGTTGAACGCGCGGGCTTGGCCGGCAGGTCGCCGATCACCCGCGGGGCCGCGGTAGCTTCAGCTCCGGGGATCGACCTGACGGCCAGGCCGTCGTCCTCCCGACGCCACAAGCCCCAGCCTCGACTAGGCCGTCGGCCGGCCTTTGCCTGGACGTTTACGACGTCTCCCCTCCAGCACGCCGTCGGCGATACAGATGGCGCCCAGCGCAACCGAGACCCCGTCCGTCCACCTTGGCGAACCGAGAGACACGCTGATGAAGGCCCCGGCCAGGCAGTAGGCTCCGACGAGCCAGTAGTTCCACAGCCAAGTCCCGTCTGGCGGCTGTTGATCGGCCGCCGTGCGGAATCCGAACAACCTGCCCAGAAAGACTAGCGCTAGCTGCCCGCCCCTAACGCTCCGAACGCCGCGTCGTGCCGGCCCGCGTCTTGGCGCCAGCGGCGATGAGCAGGGCGCGCGCGTCCTGCGTGCCGGCAGCCTCCACGAGAGGCCATTCGCCGACGGGTCGGGCGCCAACGGGTCGGGGTGGCGGCGAGGCGTTGGGTTTGGCGGAAGGCCTCGATCTCGAGGCGGCGGCTGTCGAGCTGCAGGCGGGCGAGGTCGAGCTGGCGGGTCGAGGCCTGGGCCTGCAGCGCCTGCTGCAGCTGGGCTCCGGGCTGCTGGATCCATGACGAGTTCGGCGTCCGGGTTCGGGTACTGTCGTTCGTAAGCGTCCTGAAGGTCGCCCGCCCTCTCTGGTCCCACCATGATCCGAGCCCGGCTGGAACGGGTTTGGCATCTTCTCCTCCTGAATGGTCCGATCAGCCGCGGCCGCCGGTGGCGGCGAGGCGGTGGGTCTGGGCGGCGAAGGCCTCGATCTCGAGGCGGCGGCTGTCGAGCTGCAGGCGGGCGAGATCGAGCTGGCGGGTCGAGGCCTGCGCCTGCAGCGCCTGTTGGGCCTGCTGCAGCTGGGCCCCCAGCTGCTGGATCTGCTGCTGCGCCGCCATCAGCTGCGGGTTCTGGCCCGCCGCGCCGGGCGGGAGCAGGCCGCGCAGCCGTTGGGCGATCTCGGCCGCGCCAGGCCAATCGAGGTTCTTGGCCAGCAGGTCGCCGATCACCGGCGCGGCCTGGGGGAAAACGCGAACGAACTCGATCATCTGTTCGGCCGCTTCCTGCCGCCGCGTGGTGAACGACGGCCCGGCCTCGACGGTCAGGTCGTACTTGCCCAGGCCCAGGTCGTAGATCCGCTTCACCGGCGAGGCGGGCGGCTGGCCGGGGGCGGCCGGCTGCGGCTGGTTCACCGCCACCACCTGCGGCATCCCCTCCGGCCCCAGCACGCGCAGCACCCGCGGCTCGGAATAGACCTTGGGGATCAGGTCGATGAGGATGCGCCCGGCGTGGCGGATCGCGCGGCTCAGGTTGTCGATGTAGTGGAAGGTCGAGACGTCGCCCTCCCGCTGCCGCGCCGTGATCGCCCGGCCCGAGGTCTCGTTCGACGGCGCCCCCAGCGAGGCGTCGTGCAGGCCCATGATCGCCTTCATGTCGTCGCTGGCGTTCAGCGCCTCCTGCAGGGCGCCGGCGGGCGGGCCGTCGAACGGCTGGCGCTGCGGCGGCTGGGGTCCGTCGTACTCGATGAAGGCGTGAGTCTCGACGTTGGCGGTCGACCACTTCTCGACGTCGCTGTCGAAGGCGCCCTTGGGCCCGATGAACGGCGCCTTGGGCGACAGCGCCACCAGCTCGGTCGAGACCGTGCGCCAGTAGTTGAACATGCGCTGCGGGTCCTTGGCGTCGCGCACCAGCGAGCGGAAGTGCCGCTTGCCTTCGACCATCACCTCCTCGCCGAACACCGGCACGATCGGGATGAAGCGGCCGGGCCAGTCGGTCTCGTCGAGGAGCTCGGCCCCGGTGAGCAGCCGCTGGCGGACGCGCATCGTCGTCGTCGGGCGGTCGGCGACGACGGTCAGGCCCAGCGCGTCGAACTGGTCCTTGCGCGCCTTGTAGGTCGCCAGGTCCACGGCCTGCCCGTCGGAGAGGCCCAGCAGCCGCGAGGGGACGGCCTCGCGCGTCCACCATTCGGCCACCAGCACCCGGTCGCCGTCCAGCCACGGCCCGCCGACGCCGTGGTAGGCGTTCCGCCAGTCGACCGCCTGGGCGCCCTTGAAGCGCTTCTCGAACACCGTCTTGGGCATGGCCTCGACCACGAAGGCCGAGTTCCAGTCGGCGCTGTCGGCGGCGGTGGAATACGGGTCGGCGTAGACCGTGAAGGGGTCGGCCACGCGGCGGATGCGGATGTCCTGCTCGAAGCCCTCGTCGCCGGCGTACTCGAGCCCGATGCGGAAGTAGCCCAGGCCCCCGGTGACCGCGCTCTCCAGGGCCGTGTCGTAGGCGACGTCGGCGTCGGACGCATACTCGATGTTGCGGATCAGGCCGCTCATGATCTGGGCGGTCATCGGGTCGGCCAGGCTGTCGGCCGGATGCACGGTGATCGAGGGCCGGTTCTGGCGCCCGTCGTTGACCACCTGGCGGATGAAGGCCGGCAGCCGGTTGATGGTCAGGCACGGCCGCCCGTCGCGGCGGCGCTTGTCGGCCATGTCGGCCGGCCACTGCTCGCCGAGCCGGGCGAAACGGATATCGTCCAGCGCCTCGGCCCGGTTCTCGGCCTCGGCGTCGAGGCACAGCTGGAACGCCTCGCGGGCGTCCTGAAGGATGTCTCTGGTCATGGAATCTCCATTGAAAATGACGCAGCCGCCCACGCCCCGGGCTGGAGGGTTCCGGGAGCGGGCGGCTACAAGCCGGAGACCGGCCGTTTCGTGGTGATTGAAGCTATTGCCGTCGGCGCAAGCGGACGGCGGCTCAGACGTTCGCCATCAGGACCGGCCCCTCCGCGGATGCTTGGCCCTGGACGAAATGAGTCGCCTCATTTCGTCCGAAGCCGCCGCCTCGTATGCGTTCTCCCACGGGCGGCAGCCCTTCTCGAACTTGGGCCAGGCACATTCGCGGATGTTCGGATCGGCGCCGGCGTCCAGGAGGACCCGGGCCGCAGCCAGGGAATTCTCCCGGCTGGCCCAGGTCAGGGCGGTGCTGTCGCTGACGAACCCGCCGCTGTGCTCGCTTGTCGTTCGGAGATCGACCTCGGCGCCGGCGGCGAGCAGCGCCTCGACGGCCTCTGGTTGGTCGCAGATCGCCGCCCGGACCAAAGGAGACATGAGGAGGCCAGATACGATCTTGATATTGGGGTCAGCGCCCTTCTCGATCAGCCTGCGGATACCCGGAACGTCGCCACGTTCCGCTGCAACATAAAGTTCGATCGATATCCGCTGGCGCTTCAGCCAAGCCCTTTCATCTGCAGTTGCAGCGGGGGGATCGGGTGCTCCGGCGTGCACCTCCGCAAGGGCCCAGCTCCAATCGCGACGACGCAGGGCCTCGGAGAGGTGAGTCACGCCCCCGGCTCGGGGGCGGCCGCCGCATCCATCCTCTCGCCACAGAGCGACGGATCGAATGGCTCGGACAGGCTTCTCGCTTGCTTTGGCAGGCGCTGGTGCGGGCGAACTTAGGGGCCTGGCCGGCGGCTTCTGCGGCGCCCTTTCACACCCCTCCAGCCCCGCGAGAACGGCGGCGAGACCGACCGCCGTGACCGCGATGATTGTTAGGGGCATCCGCACGGTCGCCATAGAACGTAATAAGAACACAAGGCATAGGCAGCTGCAACTCCCTAGCGCCGTCGCAAGCGGTCTCGATAGTATTCCAGGCGTTCGTCGTATCTGTCTTGAACCTGTTGCGGCGTGACCCTGGCGTGGACCCCACCCGGCAAGCTCGTCCAGGTCCGGTTCGCTCGCGCGGTTGCGAGGTCCGGTCTGTCACGTCGAACTGCGTCGAGAATGTCTTTCACGATCAAGGTTCGGGTGGCCATCGCGTCTTGGGTAAGCGGCGACATGTCCGTGAGACCAAGGTCCCCGACGCGATCTGTATTGAGATCGGCCCCGATCTGATAACGACCCGACATGCTAGAGGGGCCCCCTGCCCAATTCGCTCCGCGCTGTCCCGGGTGCCGCGAAAAATCGGAGAAGGTCCGTTGTCCGGCCCGATTGTCGCCGAAGAGCGAGTTGTAGCGGGCGGCCTCCGACATCGCGAGGACGTCGAGCCAAGCGAGCGTTCGAGGATCACGCCACACTTGGCGAACCTCCTGAACCGCCCGCCGCTGCGCTGGCGGCAGTGGCGCCACTTTCTCCCGTAGCCAGGTCTCCCGCGCCACCTGTTCCGGCGACTGCCGACGACGACGGCGCGGGTCGTAGGTCAGCGTCGCGAGGTTGTCGCTGACCATGTAGTTCTCGGGGTTCATGGCGCCCTGGAAATCACCCACCTTCAGGCTGGGAGCGAACCGAAGCCTGCCCTCGGCCATCAGCGTCCGGACCCGCTCGCGGTCGGCGCGGGTCGGCGGGGTGCTGCGCGGAAAGCTCCTGGCGTATTCGTCCGGGCGGGCGCGAGCCGCAGAACTGCCGGCCGCCCGCAAGCGCGCCGCCTCTCTGTCATAGGCGACGCGCGCCCACGGATGCGCGCGTTCGTAGCGATGCCAGAGCGGCGTGCCGGGCAGGAAAGGATTGGGCATTTCGAGTGCTCCCTAAAGGTTGGGATGGTCAACCCGCGCGCCGGCGTGCGCCGGACGCCTTTCAGGTCTGACTGACGAGCGCGGCCGCTCGCCGTTTGTGGCGGAACCTTGTTCGAGCGGGGCCGTTTTTTGCAGGCACCAGGGGAGGAAGCCCCCATGCGCCTGCTCGCCTTCGCCGTCCTCCTGGCTGTCGGCCTGATCGTCGCCGCCGCGCCGACGCGTTCGGCGCCGGCCGATGCAGCGCCCGGTTTCGAGTTCGTCTCCACCGCCGAGTTGACCCGCCAGGCGCGGTCCGACCTTTACGGCCTGCCCGTGGAGCTGCTGTTCGTGCCCACCGAGGTTCGCGAGGCTGGCGAACTGCGTCTGCTGCGCGACGCCGCGACCGGCCTGACCTGCGCCGCCGGCGAGCGCCTGGCGTCGCGGCTGGGGGACCTCGGCGACGACTTCCTGGTGGTGCGCGGCCGCCTGGGCGGCGGCGTCATCGAGAACTGTGAGGTAGTGCGCTTCGACGGCCTGGCCTGGGAGGAGCGGCGGCTTGCCGAGCGCCGCCTGCAGCGCACCCTGTTCGAGGCCGGCCGGCTCTAGGCCCGCGGACCAGCCCCGGCCGGCAGCTCGATCCGGCCATGATCGCACCCTGATCCGGCCCGGCGTGTCAAGCGCCTCGCGCCCGCTTGGACAACCGGCGCGGCCAGCGTAGCGTGGCCGCACACACCGCCAGTGACCTCGCGTGCCCGCGTCTCCGCTTCAGGAGGGTCCGATGCCGCGCTTGCCCGCTGTCCACACGTTCGTCCTCGCGCTGCTCGCGGCCCTCGCGATCGCGATCACGCCCGAGCCGGCCCTGGCCATCGATCCGTCCTTCACCCAGTTCGAGACGCCCTCCACCGAGCAGCTCCCCGACCGCTGCAAGACCGCGGCGGTCAGCCATCGCATCGACGAACTGAAGGCGGCCATCGGACGCCTCGATCGCAAGATCGAACGCATGGAACGGGCCAAGACCGAGACTCTGCAGGCGATCTACGCTGCCAGGGACCCGGCGCGGCGGCGCGCCCTCGTCGGGGAGTTCGGCGTGCTGGGTCACTGGCAGGACATGTGGGTCAGCTTCAACGCCTTCCTGAAGGAACAACTGCGCTACTACGAGGGACTGCCTGAATGCGGTCAGCGTGGCCGCCGCGGTTCCTGGCCCGGCGGCCTGGCGATCCCGACCGACGTCGCTACAGTCGATCCGATCGACACCACCAACATCTGCGTCGAGGAGAAGAGCCGCCGCTGGTTCGGCGAACTCGTAGAGCAGAACCGCGCTCACGCCGAACAGCGGCAAGCCACCCGCAACCAACTCGATCAGACCCTGCGGCAGCTGGACGAGGCGGTCGCCGGGGGCGGGGCGGCGGACCGCGTCGAGAACCTGCGCAAGGAGATCCGCGCCCTCCTCGACGCGATCATCGAACGCGAGGCCAGGATCCGCAGCAACAATCGGCTGATCAATAGCCTGCGCGTTCCGTGCCCGCCCGACACCCGCCGCTCCGCCGTCGATCCGCCGCGCACCGCCGGCGGCGGCGAGCAGGCCGCTGCGGTCCCGTTCGACGAGTGCGGGGCCGCCACGCTCGCCGCCATCAACGCCCTGCGCGCCGACCCGACGGGCTACGCCCAGAGCCTGCGCGGCGTCCGCGGCCAGGCCGCGGCCGAGGCCCGCGACTTCCTCGCCGGGCGGCAGCCGGTCGCGGCGCTCGCCGCCGACCCGAAGTTGACCGCCGCGGCGCTGGCCCACGCCCGGGACCTGGCGGAGCGCGACGTCGTCGGCCACGCCGGGGCGGACGGCTCGGGCCCGTTGCGGCGCTTCCAGGTCCAGGGCCATTTCGTGACGCTGGCGGGCGAGGTCATCGCCGTCAGCCAGTCGACCGGCGAGGGCGCCGTGCGCCAGCTGGTCATCGACGAGGGCAACCCCGGCGGCCCGCACCGCAAGGACCTGTTCAACGCCAACTTCACCCTGGTCGGCATCGCCTGCGTCCGCACTCGCAGCCACGGCCAGATCGTGGTCATCAACCTGTCCAACGCGCCGATGCGGCGGGACTAGGTCGGCGGGTCGCGCGGATCGCGGTATTCCACGTCCTCGTCGTAGCCCTTCTTCGAGGAGTAGAAGGCCAGGCGCATCAGCACCCCGGTCAACAGTCCGGTGACCAGCACGCCGACGGCGATGGTGATGGTCAGGCCGGTCGAGCCGCGGCCCAGCTCGCCGAACACGCCGCTGGACCACAGGGTCCAGCCCATGAAGCCGAACAGCGCGAGCAGCGCCAGGAACAGCAACAGGCCGCCGAGGAGTTTCATGGGCGTCTGGTTACGCCTCGCGTCCGCCCTTTGAAAGCGGCGGCGCTCAGTTCGCGGAGACCTGATCGTCGGGGGTCAGGCTGAGCAGGCGGATCTCGTCGTTCCAGACCTCTACGAACCGGGCCTTGGGGGCGGTCGCCAGCAGCTTCCGGGCCTGGGTCACGGCTTGCGCCAGCGTCTCGGCCGGCAACACCTCCATGTGGGGCGTCGCCTGGGCGTCCACGTAGATGTAGCAGATGTACGCCACACCGACCCTTCCCGGAAGCTGCCGGCAGCCCCGGCGCCCCGCTGGTTAACGAGTGCTTTCCGTATCGCCGGTTTGCCGAATAGGGCCCAGTCCACATCTTGCCGCACCCGCGTCGGGCGCGGCCGGGGACCTAGATTTCCACCCCGCGCGGAGCCGTGTAGCGCGCGTCGACGACGTCGCCGGTGTTGACCACCTCGGCGGGCTCGAACAGCAGGATCTCGGCCTCCTCGTCGGCGACGGGCCGGTGCTCGACGCCGCGCGGCACCACGATCACCTCGCCCGGTCCCAGCTCCACGGAGCGATCGCGGAACTCCAGCCGGAAGCGGCCCTTCCAGCAGAAGAACATCTCCTCGGCCTCGGCGTGGCTGTGCCAGGGGAACTCGCCCTTGATCTTCACCAGCCTCAGTTCCTGGCCGTTCAGCCGCGCGGCGGTCTTGGGCCGCCAGTGCTCCGAGAAGCGCGCGAACTTCTCGTCGAGGTTCACCTTGTCCATGGCCGCCTCCTCCGCTGGCTCGATATGGCTCCGCGCGGCCGGCCGCAAGAGTCCGCCGGCGCGCACGGGGGTCCGAGCGAGCTTGCCGGCAATGCATCCATGAGGCGATCTATCCTGCGTCAAATCGACCCAAGATGGCAGTTGCGGCGTCCCGATTTACCCTCCGTTCGCCTTGCCGCGCCCAGGGTTGCCCAAAGGCAGGGGCAAAAACCCATGTTTGCTCAATCTCTTACGGCGGGGGGCACGGTAAGCCGCTTCGACGCCGCCGCATTGGCCGACGCCATCGGGCGGCTGGGCGAGGCCGGCCTGATCGACGGCGGCGGGGTGGTGGTCGTCAACCTCGAGGCCGTGCGCGTGGCCCTCGCCGAGCGCTGGGACGCCAAGCGCGAACAGGTGTGGGAGCACGTCGAGCGCTCGCTGACCCGCGAGCTGGGCCCGGCCACCATCGCCGTTCGCGCCGGCGAGACGGACTTCCTGGTCGCCCAGCCGGGCGTCGAGCGGCCGGCCGCCCACGGCGGCGTGCTCAGGGCGCTGAAGGAGATCCTGGCCTTCTTCCTCGGCCAGGTGCGGCCCCAGGACCTGCGCCTGCAACAGGTCGACGGCGTGGACGGGGGCGCGCTCATCTGCCGGCCGCTCGACCCGGCCGGCGGCGAGGATATCGTCGTCACCGCGCGCGCCGGCCAGGCCGCGGCCCAGCCGTCCGCCCCCGCCTTCTCCTACTCCGTCTTCGCCGCGGTCGACGGCGCGGTCCTGCGCGTGACCTGCGCCTACGACGACCTTGTCGCGCTGAAGAACGGCGGTCCCGCCGGCTACCGCCTGCGCCCCTGCGTCAGCGACGTCAGCGGTCCGAACCGGCTGTCGGTGCGCACCGCCTCGCTCGACTGGCGCGACGCCGAGCGCGTCGATTCCGCCGTGCTGCAGCAGGCCATCGGCCTGCTGGCCAGCCTGCCGCCGCGCGCCGGGGTCTGCCTGGCGCCGGTGTCCTTCGCCACCCTGTCCTCCCAGCGCGGACGGCGGAGCCTGTTCGAGCTGGTCGAGGCCCTGGCGAGCGGAACTCGCCGGATCGTGTTCGAGATCCGCGACCTCAAGGGCGTCCCCGCCAGCCGCCTGACCGAGGTCGTCGGTCTGGTCAGGCCGCTGGTCTACGGCCTGGTCGGCGAGGTCGAGGCGGACCGGACGCAGATCGCCGGCCTGGCGGGCACGCGGAA